TGTAAATGTTATTCGTTCTTTTCTGGGCATTGTCGTTTCCTAATAAAACTGGGTAAATTATAGGCTATAATTTACTGCATGATTATTAGACCACAACAGATACCTTAACTGACATGATTAGCAGCGGTCTTTATCATGTGCTGCCAACCGTAGATATGTATTTGGGTCTTGAATTGGGTGTTTTAGATGAACAATTCATGCTCAGAATGCGTGATGAGCTGTCACCTGATGAATATCTCAGACAAATATTATGCATGAACATATCATCACGAAACCTGATATGGGAAAAACATGTTAGACGCGCTATGGCAGTTGGTTTGGCGGCCAACATTGAGTTGGCAGAATCTTTACCGGGGATGAAATATAAGAAGCGTGGCATGATCTCTTTTGGCTATGATGCCGGCGGCCACGGTGAAGATCCATTGTCATCAAAACATGCATTAATCGTGACTGAGCAAATTGGCAATTTCACCTGTTTTGTTTATGCGAAAACATGGCCTGCAGGTGCGGATGATGGCGTGGTTAAAAAAGATTTATTAGGCTTGTGGGAATATTTCATGCCTGACTTTGCCATGGGCGATGCTTATGGTGTTGGCATGTTAACGCAGCTTAATGATGAACTGTTTGCCACGGGGTTAACAGATGTTGACCGAAGAACTATTGGTGATGGCGATAGCACTGCCACCACTTGGACGGATTGGGCGTTTGCACCGATTAGATTTGAAGGCATGACCAAGCATTCGATGGCGCAAGCACTGCGAAGCATATTTCACAACAACCAGGCCGCTATTCCATATTTCGATGATAGTGATACATCGCCCGAACTGGCTGACATTAAAGAAATGGTTCGCCAATTTCCAAACATCATTCCCGTGCAAACCAAAACAAGTTATGCAAGCTATAAAAGAGCGAACACAAAGATGGGCGATGATTTATTTGATGCAGCCATGGCCGCCGTTTGGGGATTGGTAACTCAAGGTATTTGCAGCATTCAAACTGTCATTGCACAGCGAACACAAACACGAGAACAATTAATGGCTGCACCTGCAGCAACTGGAACTATAGGATATCGTTGATATGGGCATTATAACTTCATTTAAAAACATGTTTGGCAAGTCACAGCCGGTTGCTGTTGCAGAAACAAACAGCTTGCCAGGGGATAAGCATCCGTCAACTGAAAAAGGTAGTCGCGCTAATCCTGAAAATGGGTTGAAATATCAATATCGACAAATGTGGGTTGATCCTGAATTACGCCAAGCGATATTGGATGTGAGAGAAATGGATCGCGTTGATGGCCGTGTTAAGAAGATCCACAAGCGCATGGCCAACACTGCCGTTAAGGGTGGCTTGAAACTGGACATAAAAGGCAATAACAAGCGCGTAATTAAACTATGGAAACAGTTTGAACGGAGGCTGCACCTGAACAAACATCAAAAACTTTATTCTGATGCACGCGGCTTGGCGATGGAAGGAAACTTACCGTTGCAAGTTGTTATTGATCAATTTAACCGCGTGTCAGGTGCAATTCGTATGCCAGCCGAAACTATATTGCCAATAGTCAGTGAAAACGGACAGTTCAAGGATGTTCACCATGCCTATGATCAGTATGATTTAACTACAGGGCAACCCATGGCAAGCTTTGCCCTGTGGCAGTTACAGATTGCACGACTCAACCCTGATTCATGGGACGATATGGGCGCACTGGGCCGGCCTTATTTAGATGCCAACCGTGAAGTGTGGCGAAAATTACGGATGACAGAGCAGGATTTAGTTATTCGTCGTCGTCAACGTGCACCGCTGAGAATGTCTCACGTTTTAGAGGGGGCAAGTGAAGAAGATTTGAAATTGTACCAGGAACAAGTCGAGGCTGATCAGGGTGAGATAACTACTGATTTTTATGCCAACAAAAAAGGTGGCGTAACGCCCATTCAAGGTGATGCTAATTTAGATCAGATAGCAGACGTGACCTATTTACTTGATACTTTTTATGCCGGTTCGCCTGCACCCAAGGGCTTGTTTGGTTATACGGGGGAGTTGGCACGGGACATTTTAGAGGACATGAAAAAGGATTATTTCGACGAAATTGATGCCATGCAAGACATTCAATCATCGGTTTATGATCAAATATTCAGACTAGATTTGTTATTAAATGGTGTGAACCCTGAACAATATGAATTTAAAGTAGTATTTAGCGAGCGTCGAACAGATACGCGTAATCAACTGGCTGATTTGGCACTAAAACACAAAGCAATCGGTGTGCCGTACGAAAGCGTGTGGAAAGTGGCAGGGCTTAACCCTGATGACATTATGACCGAGATTAAAGCTGAGAAACGAAGCAATGATCCTTATCCTGAAGAGACAGATGATAAGGGTGGCGATGTCAGCATTACACCCAGCAACGCCCCTAAAGGGGAATCGGCAACGAGCATTACTAATGGCTGAAACCTCCAGACCTCCACATCTGACCTCCAGACCAAACCTCCAGAGCAGGGCTTGCTATAATGGCTGAAAAAACAACAATTAACATCAAGGACGCGATTAAAGTGGCATCAGAAAAGGCGCGCAACCAGGCCAGCATGCTAGATCGCAAAGCACTAGATGAATTAACCGTGCTTTATCGTCGTGCAGTTGATGATATTCGGGCGGAAATTAACAGGAAATCCGGTAGCGGCGGAGCACTTAATATTAGTGTTCTTAATGAATTGTTGCGGTTAACTGAAGCACGATTAAATCAGTTTCGCAAAGCACGTGATACGCTGCTTGAAAACCGCATGATTGATGCCGCCAAGCTAGGTGCTGCCCCTGCGCTGGCAGGTGGAGCGGTAGTTGGCATAAGCTTAACGGGGGTTGCGCATGACGCGGTGTTACAAGCCAAACACTTTATTGCCAAAGATGGTTTGCAACTATCCGATAGGATTTGGCGAATTGATAATCATGCCCGGCAAGTTGTGAGTGATGCAATTCAATATGCCATTGTGCGCGGCCATTCTGCAACACAAGCCGCGCTTGACTTTATCGATGATGGACAAGCTGTTCCGCTCGATGTTGCTAGCAAAATATCGCAGGCTAATAGTGCGAGTGTCAACCGTGAAATCATTAAAAACATAATGGGTGACAAGGGCACACCTTATGACAACGCGCTTCGTTTGTTTAGAACTGAGATCAACAGAGCCCACGGAAATGCATATCAAGCTTCTGTTTTCTCACACCCAGACGTGATCGGCACGCGATTTCTGTTGTCCCCAAACCACCCTAAGCATGATATTTGCGATATGCACGCCTCTGCTAATTTGTATGGTCTTGGCGCTGGCGTATACCCTGAAGGTAAAAACCCGTACCCTGCCCATCCTAACACGCTAAGTTTTGTTGAGGCGGTGTTTAAAGATGAAGTAACCGCCAAGGATAAAGCAGGGAAAACCACCCGCATGGGCTGGCTAGAACAGCAAAGCCAGCAACATCAAAACAGTGTTCTAGGGTTGCATAAAGCGTGGATGTTGCGCGAGGGTTATTTGAAGGAATACACTATTGATGAGCCGTGGAGCGTGTTGAAAAAACAACTAGAAAAAATGGGTGTAACCATTCCAGATGCGGGGTCATTAAATGAATAATGCAAAACTAGCACAAGCACTACGCCCGCAAGTGCGTTGCCCGCATTGTCGCAGTGTTATCTTTGACGGCTTAGTCATTAAAAGCCGCATAATTCGTGTTTTGTTCTGTGGTGCCGAGGCTAAATGTTACTGCAAGGCGTGGGTGGTAGTGCCGCTTGTTTATTCTGAGTAAATAATATGATATAAAATAACATTGCCCATGTGATTAACAACGCGAGACTAAAATATGAATATCTCAGAACGAAAACTTGAACTTGAAAAGCGGATCCTTGATCTTGTTGTAAGTGAGGCTCAAAAATTTAATGAAGAAACTGGCGTTTTCATAACATCAGTTTCTATTGATAGCAGTGTTAGGGTAAATACTTCTGACCAAAAAGTGCAACAGGTTGTATTTACTAGGGTTGCATCGGAAACTGATTTATAACACCAAAATAACGAGCCACAAATGATAATAGAAGAATCATCCAAGTGGCATTAATTTTAATAAAAACAGAATTTTCAAAACCGTGACGCTTATTTGTGGTCGCTGTTGATTTTTTTGTTATAAATGTGAATAGGAAAGATTATGAGTAACATATATATTAAAAAGCCAGTAAAAATTGAGGCTATAAAATGGACGGGCGATAATGTCGAAGAAATACAAGATTTTGTAAATGACGGCAGTTCTGGCTTGGATTTTAACGGAAACATGGCAATACAAACACTTGAAGGAGGTCATATTGCTACAACCGGAGACATGATAATAAAAGGTGTTCATGGTGAACATTATCCATGTAAGCCAGATATTTTTGAAAAAACGTATTACACCCAGGAAGAATATGCGCAGTTAGATTTATAACAATGCGTTAATCGGCAAGAGATAAAACGCACCATAACAACATTAATCACCCGCGCAAACTTGACAGCTAAAGCGCGGTTGGTGTAAAGTTAAAACACATCGGCAAAATCCGATGTCAGGGTTCGAAAGCCTTGTTTTTCTTGGAGACGCCCAATCAGCCGCGTCACGCGGTTTTTTTGTGCCATAATATTATGGTGGTTGTGCGTGGGGGAACCTTCGGGTTCGCCGGTTCTCCTTGGCTGGTCTTTCGACCCTGCGTGCAATCATCACCCTATTCGAAAGTGGGGCGATGGTTAATTTAATTAAGGAGATTAACCATGACATCATTAAATGAAACCCGCGCGATTACGCGTTTATTAAATAACCTTCCCCTTGTTGATCAACATGATTTGTTGGTGCAACTTCTTCGCGATAGTAAGCCCTCTGCCGTTGAAATATCGCTAATGAAACGCCTTGGTGATGTGTGTGACAAGCTGGGCGTATTTACGCCTAAGTTCTCTGTGCATGTGCAGCTAAATGAAGCGTCGACACTAGAGATTGACGACACGTTGACATGGGAAGACACCGACATAATTAGCCCCGATGTTAGAGTTCAGCTAAACGAGGTGATGAACCATGCCAACATCTAATGACTCCACACAATACATTTCAAGCCAGCTTGTTTCTGCATTTTATGCGATTAAGATATTAGATTTTATAGTCGCTGAATTGCGAGACAACACCACCACACAATTTAGTTTTGAGCATGTGATGGCACAAACAAGCTTGGTTGAAATGTCACTCAATAACATGATGAACGAGGTCATTGATTAATCAAATGTTCCCCCTGTTTTGATTGTGTTTTTGTTGTTTAATAGCCCCTAATCAAAAAGGTAGCGTTTACGCATAAGCCACGATTTCTAACGAATTCGTGGCTTTTTATTGGGGATAACATGGCTGAAAAATTAGAACTTATTCTAAAAGAGCTTGATTTTGATGTTGTGAAGGGCAAAGCCTATCGATTACGCATGACGTATGCCAATAAACAGACAGGTTTACCGTTTGATCTCACCTCACATAAAGCACGCTTTGTGGCACGGTTAAGTGCTGGCCATGCTGACACTATTGTTAGCTTAGATGAAACCGACGGCATCACGCTTGGCAGTTCAACCAATAATATCGAAATTATTGTTCCCGGTATTAATGTTGATGCTAGTGAAATTCGCTATGGATTTGAGCTTGAAGATGCTGCAACGGTGATAACGCCCATGTTGACGGGTGATATTACGCTTATTAAGAGCCTTATCTGATGTCTGAGCTTGTTGTTAACGAAACACATAACGACCTTATTATCGCGGGCGATGATAATCAGCTAGATGTGGTTATTGTTCAGCATGATGTGATGGTCGATGGCGGTCACGAACTTACCGTTTTACCTGTTGAAGTTAACCTTGAATTAAGCACTGATGATCTCTCACTTGATATTGTCGAACAATCAATTGAAGTATTAACAGTTGGTGCTCAAGGCCCCGCTGGCCCCGCTGGTTCAGGCGGTGGTGCAGCATTGCAAACTATATTCGAGCAGCTCGGCGTTGACAATGGTTTTAGAGGTGATTCAGCTCTGGGCACACTAACATCGCAACCGCTTTGGCAGGTTGTCAAAATAATCATTCAAGAAGATGGCACCCCAATGGAGCTTTATGCCGATGGTGACGATGCATTTGTGCATATTTGGGACGATCGGGCGGGGTTCAACTACTAGTGATTGATAGTTTATCAAAACGCAATGGTAAAGGTGCAAAGTATCAACAAGCATCAGCTTTAAATAGAACTTATCAGCAAGCACTTCTTGATATACAAAGCACAATAAAGAGGCCGAGCGATGCAACTAGGCTGGCAATATTAAAAGCAGAAGATATTGCGTTTGAAGTTGAAAAAATGATCGGCCGTGAGTTTAGAAAATCGCCGCCTGCGGTTATAGAGCAATGCAAGCACCAACTGCAATGCGTTCATTATGAAAAGAGGTGATTATGCGATTATTCAAATGGTTTTTAATTGGTTTTTGCTTAGCGGTTTCAGTAGGTTTTTGCACTGCTCAAGCCTACATGATTGGCGAAATACCCCCCAACAGCACAGCATTCATCACACTAGAAAATCAGCCAATAGATTACGACATTAATAACCCACCTGAAATTGAGGTATCCATGTTTGCAGATTTTAGTGATTCGGTGGTTGGAAGTTATCTATTCACTATCTGGGATCATGAAGATCTAGCTGTAGCAGAAGAGCGGTTAAGTATGGAGTTTGTAGAAATTGGACAACTTAACAAATACGTGCAATTCGGTATCAGGCAACCCGATAAAAATGTAATGATTGGTGAAGATGGGCAGTATGTCAACACTGAATCAATTAGCTGGGGTTGGAGATACGCACGATTAGTCACTGGCGCACCTATCGACCTGTGTACACCTGTTGATTATTACACTAATTCAGATACAAGCCGAGCGCAACTATTAGGCGTGATTCAGCAGTTTGACAACCTAGTTTCAAACGGTAACGATGCTGGAAAGGTATTAAGAAGTGTTGCAGATTTGTACAGCAAGGTTGATGAAGTTAAGAACGAGCTGTCAGTTATACGATCTATTGTGAGTGATACGCAATGAACAGAATACTTCAATTATTGATAGCATTAGACCAAATGGTTAATGTGGTGATTAGCTTGGCAATTGGTGGTGGCTGGGCTGATGAGACTATTTCAGCAAGGGCGTATAGAACAAAAGGTGTAAATAAGTATTGGCTTATCACCTATAAAACAATCAATCATATTTTCTTTTGGCAGATAGATCACTGTGAACAGGCGTATGAGTCCGAGAAGAATCAAAAGCAACTTCCACCGCGATACAGAACTAATTAACTAAGAGGATAGAATAATGGCAGATGGCGTATTTAATATAGCAAAGGGTGGCGTAGCTGAGAAGATCAGAGGCGGCGCTACAAATTTAACAGTTGTACTGTTATCGGTAGCAGAGGTCGATGCATCACTTAGTGATTATGCAGATATGGCGGCACTACTAGTAGCTAGTAACACTGAGGCAACGTTCACAAATTATGCTAGAAAAACGGGCATAACAGGAATTATTGCAGTTGACAATACTAATGAACGTGTTGATTGCTCGTGTGCAGATCAAACGTGGCTAACAGCGGGTGGAGCAATTAATAACACGCTAGTTAAAGCGATTGTTTGTTACAGCCAAGGGGCGGGGGATGCAAATTTGATTCCGCTTACATATCACGATTTTACACCAACAACTGATGCCAGCGATTTAACAGTAAAATTCGCGGCGGCTGGTTTTTATAGAGCTTCATAGCTTAGTTATAATGGAGGTATCATGAATTATCTAAAACTAAAAACAATTATGAAAGGGTTAAAAGGTACTGATGAAGAGCTGGCTGCAACATTAAATATTAAAAATGTTTCTTATTCTCAAAACATTAAAGTGTCGGATATTAAGAAATATTTAATTGTCACGGGTAAGATTCTAGCTATTAAAGCCAGCACTGATCCTGCAGCATTGATTACTGTTGAGGCGCTTGATGCCTTCGATGAATTTGTTATGTCAGATCCGTCTAATGTGACCGCATTAAAGGCTCAGTTAGATGGGTTAATTAATGCAAGTATTTTAAACACTACAGACAAGACAATACTTCTGTCTCTAGGTGATTCATTTATATCATTGTCGGATCAAGCTGGGTTGGGTTTAGTTCGAGCAGGTGACGTTCAATTTGCAAGAGGATTAATCTAATGGCTTTACCTACAGGCTCAGCAATCATTGTATTTGATACTCCAGTAACAGCACTAACAACCGCTGTGTCAATAGTGTCAGCAGGGTTCAGTTCAACAACAATTACATCAGTGACTTCTACGGCACCCTTAGCTGATGCGGTGCTGGATGTGACAATGGCAGTAGCCCCGGTTGCAGGCGATGCATTCCATCTATACCGTAGAGATTTAAATATCTCAGGTGCAAACGATGCAATGGCGCCTGATGCTAATTTTAAAAATACTTATGTAGGCTCATTTCCATTAGATTTAGTTTCAACTCAGCAGTTTATTAGCCTGACTGATATACCGTTAACAGTAGATCAAGAGTTCTATATTGAGAACGATACATTGCAGGCTACTAGTGGCACTACAGTGTTGACTATTACACCAAAATCTTATAATACACAGGCATAGCAATGTCTGAAACAATACTACCAAACCCAAGGCTTGAAATGCCTAGTCTGTTTTACCCAAAACGTAAACCCATCGGTAACGTGAGGATTGACTGGTCACATAGTATTGGTAAGAAAGTTGTGTTCTCAAATATAAATAATGCTGAAGATCTTGCAAGCGGGGAAGTTGGGTCGTTAACAGACGGTGCATATTTAGAAAGGGGTGAAATTATCCTACCGAATGGGGGGACATTTAGTTCAGGTAGAAACGCATTACGGTTTTTTAACAATAAACTCTCTGGAAGCGGCAATATTTCTCTGCTAACGAGAGTATGGGCTGACTCAACATTAGTAGGTGAAGCGCGAATAATGTCATCTAAAACAGTATGGAATAGTTTGGGGGGGTTTTACATAGCCGTCAAAAGTGGCGGTGATTTATATGCCAGAGGTAGTGGAACGGCAAAAGCCGCAACCCCTACTGGTGTGATGCCGATGAATCAATGGACCACTCTTCTTGTTCATTATGCTGGGGCTTCAGTCTCATTCTATATTGATGATGTTGTTTTGGATGGCCATACGATTGGCGCTATAGACACAATAAAAACATCAATAACTATTGGTCACAACACTGGCAATAATGATTCTGGATTCAAGGGCAGAGTGGAGTCGTTATCATTGTTCAGGGGGCTAACAGATAGGGACATTAAGTCGTTACTCCAAAACCCCTACCAATTTCTAATTCCGCAATAACAGTGAAGGCTTAATCAATGCGTCCATCACGAATAAGATTAGGAGGTGCCGCCCAACCCTCTATCGGTCAGGCATTTGAGTTATCGTTAGCATTTGTAACAACATACGATAAATCGGTATTAATCGGGCAAGTATTATCAACCGAATCAGCTCAAGCAGCAGTTAGTTCGTATAGTGTCGGCGTAGCGCAGGCAATTGAGGTTAACACTTCATTGCAGGCCGCTGCTGAAATTTCAGTATTAGTGGGTCAACCTGTAGAAATAAGTACAGCAACAGCAGTAACAGCTATCGGCTCCGTAATTGTCGGACAATCTCAAGAAGTAGACGCATCAACCACGGTTGGTTTAGCTAGATCTTATTATATAGGGCAATCGATAGAAACAGATACAGCAGGAGCCGTCACAGCAACCACAGCGGGTGCAGTGGCGCAGGTACTTGAGAACAATATTGCGCTCTCAGCTCAACCAGCAAAAACAATCACATTATCAGCTCAGGCTAATGAATTTGACACAGCGTTTTCAGTTGGTACAGGTAGAAGCTACGGCGTGCAACTAGCACTATCAACCAATAGCGCGCAAAAGCTAAACAATGCCATTGTATATCAAGTGGGCTACAGCACAGAAACCGATACAGCAACAGCAGTGAGTACAGCAGCGAAAAGCATTTTGACAGCACAAGACAAGATAGATATTGCATCCGAGGCAGCAACAGCAGTATGGGAGCATCCAAAAACAACATTAACCCCCGGCACATGGGGTCATTTTGTTGGAACTCGATTGCTAACATTTCTTAATTTCTTGGGTCATAAATAATCACACTTTCCCCCTGTTTTGATTGACGTAACAGGGCAGAATAGGCACTGCTAAAAGGTATAACGCACCCGACGAGCGACAAGCCTAGCAAATTACATTTTCGTGATTTGTTGGGCTTTTTTATGGGTTTTATATGAAAAATCAACGCATTATTAAACTAGATGAGGGCGAGTCAAGAGCGATTCGTTTTTTATCTGATCGAGTGGATGCTCGATTGTTAGCTGAAGGCAAAACATCAACCGTTGTGACCATCACCCGAACGGGCATATTTTATGACCCGCGCTATGGTGAGTTCGCTATTACTAAAGACATGCTGTTAAGCATGGTTAAAAACTTTGATGATGGCGTTTTTGGTCAGGACATTGTGCTTGATGTTTCGCATAAGCCTAGTGATGGTGCTGCAGGCTTTTTTAAGCGTTTATTTCTGGATGGGAATAAGTTGCGTGGTGAGGTTGAACTGACTGAATACGGTATCGATGCTATTAAAAAGCGTGGCTTTATTTATTTGTCTGCTGAGTTTGCTGAAAACTTTCAAGACAATGAAGAGCGCAAACAGCATGGACCTACTTTATTGGGTGCAGCACTTACACCAAGACCTGTTATTAAACACCTTGATCGTGTGCAATTATCAGAAGACGCCTTGGATGGGGCTCCAATGACCTTAGTATCTGACAGAATATCTAAATTACTTAACGAGGAACTCCAAGTGAAAAAAATTAAATTATTATTATTGGCCGCACTAGCAGGCTTTGGGCTTGATAAATCAGTTGTAACGCAACTGGGTGAAGCATTTGAAACAACAGCAAAAGCATTAGATGACGATGAAACGAAATTGATCGCGTTATCAGCTGAGTTTGAAGCAACCGGCAAAACATTATCTGAATCGATTGGCACCGGCACACAAGACATTAAGTTAAGTATTGCAGCACCAGAGGGTGCAACAGGCTTAACCGCTGCCGATGTGAATAAAATATTAGCTGAAAATGCTAAAACATTGGCAGAATCACAAGCAACAACAGCTAAAACATTGTCTGATAATAAAGCCGTATTTGCAAAAATTATGGACGAAACAGAAAGCCTTAAAACATTAGCTGAAGATCAGATGACTATTCTATTAAGTGCCTCTGACATGATCACTGCTGAAATGAGTGAAGATCAAATCAAAGCGCTGGCTGAAAACCAAATCAAACTTGGCGCACAAGTGGTTGTGGCAACACAACTATCTGGCATGGGCTATCAAGTGGCAGGCAATGCACATATTTCTGTTGATGACAGCAATAATGTTAAAGCGCTGCAAGAAACAATTGATAAGCGTTTAGGTTTTGCTGATCAGGCTGATTCACGTCGATATGAAAAAACAGGTGGTAAGTTACAACCTGAAAATGAAATGTTAATTAACAAAGTTTTATCACAATTTGACGCTGAAAACGGTGCGGCATTACGTGCTGAGCATAAAATGCTGGCAGGGGGTGACGGTATTGTTTCTGATGTGGCAGTGCCGGCATCGGTTGAGCGTACTGTTATTCGTGAAGCATTAAGCGGCCTTGTTGGTTTGCAATTTGTTGACGTTGGCACAGCGGCTTTTGCTGGCTCTTTATTAGTGCCTTATAGCTACCGAGACGTTGCAGCTGCAGGGCGAAAAGATACTCGTATTTATGAGGGTGGATCGATTCCTCGTGGGGGCATTGTTCAAACCAGCGAAACCGCTTATCCGATCCCTCAAAAATTAGCGTTTGAAGTTTCTGATGAATTACGTTTGTTAACCAGTAACGGTGTTTTAGATTACAGCGCTGTGGCAGAAAACGTGCGTAATGCGGCTCGTATTATTGGTGAAGACACTGAGCACTTAATCTTCAATGAAGTATTAAAAAGCTCGGATGAGTTTGGCGCGATTGCGGTTGCTGATGAAGCGGCAAGTGGCAACAATGGCACCAACAAAGTGTTTCCATTAGCTAACTTCCCAGTGATTCATTCTCGTGTGATTCGCGACTTGCAGGGCAATCAAATCGGCAATGTGGTGAATGAAGTTATTGTTAAAATTTCAGCAGTTGCTATTGGTGAATATGATGGCACTGGCACACAAGCCGGTGGCAACTATTTTGTGATGAACTATAACTTAGGTGAAGTTCACATTGTGGATGAGACTGGTGTTTTACAAACGCCTAGCACTACCACAGTAACGGTTAGTTATAGTTATGCAACTAATGTATTTGCATTTGATACTGATGTGGCTGGTGAAGTTGATGTGCATTGGGATGACTTCTTATATCGCTACGGCAAACGTAAGAATGTTATCGAAGATCAACGCTTTCACATGGCCAACTTTGGCTTAATGTCTGGCACGGTGATGACAGAAGTTGAACGTGCTAAACAATTTGGTGCTAACAACCAACGTAACGGCTCTGATTTGGCATTGAATGGCAACCTGGGTCGGGTGAAAGACGTGCCTAACTTCAAAACAGCTGTATCAGGTTTGGATATGGGTGATCAGCGCGTTGTGATTGGTGAGCGGGGTCAAACACGTTTCCGCATGGCCAAGGCGTGGTCAATGGGTGAGCTGCAAGATCAGCAAGATGCTAGCGGTCGCTTCACGGGCAAAAAAGAGGCTTATGGTGACCAATGGATCTTCTTGCACACGCCTACACAACTAAAAGCAGCTTACACATCTATTGTGTTATTCGGTGGCGCTGCACGCGTTGCTCGTACTACTGTTTAAGTAGCTTAATCAAAACATCGCCCCAAGCTAATTGCTTGGGGCGTTATTTGAGGAAATATCCATGACAAAAATGATACCCGTAAAAAATACCGGAAAAATGCCGATGTACATCAACTCGGTAATGATCCCCTCTGGTGAGACTCACATCTTCCCCGAGCATCAAGTGCCTGAGCATCTTCGCCCTGGTGCAGAAGAAGTGGAAGATCAACAAATTGAAAACCCCTTGAAAACATTGCTTCAAAACAGCATCAAAGATATTGCCGAAGCCTTGCCAGGTTTAAGTGACGATCAGATTGATGAACTGGAATTACTTGAAGTGCAAGACGATGATCGCACTGGAATGGCCAAAGCATTTCAAGAAGAACGCTTACGGCGTGCTGATTTGTCGTTAGATGATTCAGAAGGTGATGAAGGCGCTGATGAAGCTAAGTGATCATCAGTGGGCGTTCTTAAAGGACTTGGCAACCTTGATCCTGTTTGCAGAAGATCAAGGTTACAAGTTGACAGGTGCAGAGCTGTATCGCACGCCAGCGCACGCCAAGCGTAATGCCGCTAAAGGTGTTGGCATCGCTGACAGCTTGCATTGTCAGCGCTTGGCTATTGATCTCAATCTATTTATTGATGATAAGTTTCGCCGAGATAGCGAGGCTCATCGCCCATTAGGTGAGTTCTGGGAGAGCCTAGACCCGCGCAATAATTGGGGTGGCGATTTTAAAAAACCGGATGGTAATCATTATGAGCGAGTGCCTGATTAATGAATTTAAGTAGTTTTAGCCCGTGGACGCCATTATTTAGTATGGGTGAGCAGATTATTGATAAATTGTTTCCCGATCCTACTGCTAAAGCGCAGGCAATTCAGGATTATTTATTGCTGCAACAGCAAGGCGAACTGAAAGAATTAGAAACCCGGATGAGTGCGATATTGGCTGAGGCTAATTCAAGCGACCCGTGGACAAGTCGGGCGCGACCCACGTTTATGTATCTATTTTATTTGGTGTTGTTGATCTTAGTGATTATTGCCCCTTTTGTGGGTATTTTTCATCCTGATGCGATGACGCAATTTTATACCAATGTTTCGCTGGGGTTTAAAGCGATACCCGAGGCAATGTGGTGGACATTTACTACTGGGTTTTTAGGGTATGCCGGTGCAAGAACATACGAAAAAACCAAAGGGGTTGCTAAGTGAGTGATATGGACGCGCTGAGAAGAGACTTTAATGCTCAAATGGGAGGCATTAAAAGCGATCTCAAAGAAATGACGCGAGCATTAACAGAATTAATTCGCCTTGATGGTGAAATGAAAGCTCAAAACGGTGCGTTAAATCGCATTGGTCGGCAAGTGGATGATCATGAAACTAGAATACGAACAACCGAAGTGCACAGCAGTGTTAATAAAAGCCAAGTTTCAAATAATGAACGCATTATCTGGATCATTGTTACGGGCTTAATTTCACTTGCATTTTTCTTTTTAAGGGGCTGATTGATGTCGGGCACATTAAGTCGAGGTGATTTGAGAGCGGATCATAAAGCTGCACTGGGTAGTGCGGTTAACAAGTTTGCTGCTCCAAATAACACTGATTTAGATCGACACCTTAACCATGCCGCATTGGCATTGTCTCGCATTAAGCGCCGCACCTTGCTGGGCGAACTAAGCTTGGTCGAAGGTGAATGCAACTATGTAGCCCCACTAGATTGTTTTGCTACAAAAGTATCACAATGGGGAAGCGGAAAATTACAGCCTTGGCAAAATGGTTACAGCCGCTTGCCTAGACTCACCACTTATGCAAGTGATTTGGGCTTAATGATCAACCTAAGCCCGCCACCAACATCAGCGCAGATCGGGTTGTTTGGCAATAAATACACCTTCTTTTATTTAGCTATTCATCAGATTGATGACGATGCAAACAAAACAACGATTAACCCATCTGATCGTGATTTATTTCTATTGCTAACCCTGATCGAGGCCATGAAAGAGCTGGCATCAATGGGTGTGAGCGAGCCAATTCAATTGCACCGTGGCATGGGTAGTTACCCCGCAAATGGCACACCATCAGCCCTGCTTGAATTATTCACTAAACAAGTGGAGAAAATGCGATGACTAGCTTTGTTGTAGATGTGAACACTAGAAAATTGGTTAAAGCATTAGATAAAGGCATTAAAAATATGCCAGTAAACATTGATCATGCTGTTCAGAGAGCAGCGATTGAAACAGGTCGCAAGATTGCTGATAACGCACCCAAATCGCTATCAACTTTGTGGGCCAGCATTAAATCAGACAGGGTTAAGTTGATGCAGTGGCGTGTTGGGCCACATGTTGATTATGCAGAGGCAGTTGAACTGGGCACAAGTGGGGGCGGATTCCCGCCGTTGCGAGCCATTTTGACATGGATAACAGCAAAAGGTATCTCACCGCGAAACCCTAATTTTGATCTAAGTGATTTGGCTTGGGTCATTCGCAGAAAGATTGGGTTGCGCGGCTCGAAAGCACAGCCATTTGTGCAGCCTGTTGTTGCCAGTGGCTTTGCACAGAAACGATTAAAACAGTTGGTTGAAGCTGCAGCACAAAAAACAGTAACCGAGGCGGGTTTATAAATGTGGTTTGAAGTGATGACAGCATTAATCGCTCACCTAGATAATACGCCAGAATTAAAAGGCACGATTATTGTGATGGGCGCTGATTCAAAAGTGCCTGACTGCAAAACAGTGGTGTTAACGCGGGGTTCATTTGAGCCTAAAACCAACGATAGGCAATCGGTGAATAACCAAACGGTATACATCGAGTGTTGGCAATATGACGACCATGAAAACCCTAAAAAAGGCTATCAAAAATTAGCAGCATTAGAAGGTGTGGTGATGGCCGCCATTAATGGCTTTGGCTTCACTTGTGTTGAGAGCAAACAACTTAAAGTCCGACTAGGACAAACAGAACCTGATGGCGATGCATTTCGCCCCAGCGTAGGCAGCCGTACTGCTGTCACTATTCGATGGCAATAAGAGGACAAAATTATGCCTAGTGTGAAAGAAAAAAAAGTAAAGGTCGCTTTAATTGCCCCGCACAACCATGCGGGTAAGCAATGTAAAAAAGGCGATCAAATAGAGGTCACTGCACTCCAAGTTAAGTGGCTTGCAAAACGTAACTTAATTGAAGGAGAAGGCTAATGGCTGGTTTTGCAGCGAAAGGAACGGGGTATTTAAACCGTATCGTAGACGGGGTTAAGCAAGGTAGAGTAAAAATACCGGGTGTAACTAAAGTCGCATTTAAGCCTGAATCAGAACGAAAGGAATTGCTTTCACGTGAGAAAGACACGGACGGGCAGGTTTTAGGTACGCTAACCCAGGGTAAGCCAACGGGTATTGATATTGATTTTAACGTGCTGGATGGGTTATCTCTAGCTATAGCATTAATGGGTTCAATCGAGGCACTGGTCGTTGCGGGCGGGACTGCAACCGATGAGGCTGTGACAGCTGTTGTTGATACTTATATTGATCTTGCTAGTCAAAATATCACTGCAGCGAGCGTGGTTGTTCAGGATGCAACTGACATCATCACTTATGCTGAGGGTAGTGATTATGAAGTTAACTACGCTCTAGGGTGGATTAAGCCTATTAGTGGTGGCGCAATTTCGGCTAATGACGTGCTTCACATTGATTATGCGCATGGCGCAATTTCGGGGCAGCGCATCAATGGTTCAACAGATGTTGAGGTTCGTGGTGAGTTCACGCTTGATGGTCAGAACTTGGAGTCCGGCAAGGACGTCACGGTCGTTATAGATGAAGTTGTGCTTGCATCGTCTGGCGAGGTTGACTTTATGGCTGATGACTTTGCTGGTGTGCAATTATCGGGCTCAATGATCACGCAACAAGGCAAAACAGCACCTTACATTATTGACTTCGAAAAAACCTACAGTTAAACCCTAACCAGTTGGTCGGAAATTCCGACCAACTGGATTTTATTGAGTGTTCATACTTGTTTTTAAAAAACACGTATGAGGATTTTCTTTATATAAACCACACCCAAGGTAGTCATGGCATCTGCAGTTGAGATTTTATTAAAAGCTAAGGATTTTGCATCAGACAAAATTGATAAGCTTAAAAAAAGAATTAAAAGCCTCGGTGCAGTGAGTGGTGCTTCATCGGTTGGAACTAATCGACTGTCTGCTTCAGTGGGTGGTTTGACCGCTAAAATTGGTGCATTCATTGGTGCAACCGCTGGCTTTATTGCCGTTAAAGGCTTGTTTGAAGGCGTCATTAATACTGGTGCTAAGTTTGAAACATTAAACACCCAGTTGGCTGCGGTAACAGGATCAGCCGAAGCAGGTGAAGAAGCATTCGCATGGATAAAAGAATTCACCAAAGAAACCCCGTTCCAGCTTGATCAAGTATCTGAGTCTTTTATAAAGCTTAAAGCATTTGGTTTGGATCCTATGGACGGGACCATGCAGAAGCTTGTTGATACAGCTGCCAAACTGGGTGGTGGCCAAGAGAAGTTGAATGGAATAATTTTAGCGGTTGGTCAGGCGTGGGCAAAACAAAAACTGCAAGCAGAAGAAACACTGCAATTAGTCGAGCGTGGCGTACCCGTCTACGAGCTACTAAGTAAAGCATTAGGGAAAACCACTGCTGAAATTCAAGAGATGTCATCAAAGGGCGAGCTTGGACGTGATGCGATAAAAGCACTAATTGATGCATTGGGCGATGATGCGTTGGGTGCGGCCGCTGCCGAGATGAAAAACTTTCGCGGTATCGTTTCTAATCTAAAAGATACCTTTGTGGAGTTTTTGGCGGAGGTTTCGGATCAAGGTGCGCTCGATTTTTTCAAAGGCCAATTAAGTGATTTAGCCGATACCATCAAGCGAATGCGTGAAGATGGATCGTTAACCGAGCTCGCTAAAGATATATCTAACTTTATGATCGGGGCGGCAGAGGCCACCAAGTCTCTGTTGGGCGTGATGAAGTCCGTTATTGGTAAGGTCATTCAGTTTTCAAGTGAGATCAAGAATTTAGCGTTAGCATTTATTGCCGTTAAGCTTGCAGGATTCACCGCCGGTATTGTGACCATGATTAGTGCTTTAACCAAGGCTACGGTGGCACAAAAAGCATTAAACGTTGTGATGAAAGCCAATCCTATTGGTATTTTGATCACGTTAACCGGTGGGCTGTTTATTGCAATAGAAAAGCTGGTAGATAAATATTTTGAATGGTCGGATGGCGCTGAACAAGCCGCACGGGCTCAATATCAGGCTGAGGAAGCGGCTGAGGCTTCGCGTAAGAAGTTTTTGGAGTTATCTGAATTAGCTGGCATTCAAATACAGAATGAGGCTGATCTTAAAAAAGCAATTGAAGATGGCATCATTGTTTTGGATAAGAAAACCGAGCAATACACTAAAATAAAAACGGCGGCAGAATTAGCCGCTTTAGCTGAAAATAGATATGTTTCAACACTTGAAGGTGTGAACGCTGGTGTTGATGAGCAGGTCAAGAAGATGGCAGAGGGTTCGGTCGCTGCACAAGCGCTTGTTGCCAAGCTTGATGAAATGACAGAAGCATCTGGTGGATTGGGCCAAGCACTAAGCAAGCTTTCTAATGATGAACTGCAGAATCTTTCAGCAAAGCTGAATGATGCGATATCAGACGGATTTATTGATAAAACCAAGGCCGCGACGATTGAAAGCGGGTTGCTTGCTGAAAATATGCGGCGCCTAGGAATAGATGCAACCTTAGTTGAAACGGGTATCACCA